GCGATGTCAGGCAAGTGCGGATCAGGTCGTTAACGACGCCAACGGTCTTGCCATAGCGCCGATGGGCAACGATGCAAGCCCACCGTTCCTTGCGGGCGTGATATGCCAGCATCTGCGGGCGCGGCCTGTATGGGATAACAACCTCAGTCGCCATCTTTCATCCAGCGAAAGACGACAGGCCCGCCGCCTTCTCCACCATGCTCAACCGATTGCTTGGGCGTTCCATGGGCGCGGTCCTCGCTGTCTTTCAGGACGCGGATGATATCAGCGGTCACAAGGCTGAACGGGTCAACGCCCTCGTCTAGCTTTTCCTGCACGCTGGAAAGCAGGGCGTGGCGAAATCGTGACGCAAGGTCTGCTGTGGCGTTATCACGCAAGGCTGTCTCGGATGACTTTCCGGAAGGGTTTCCGCTTTGGCCCGGCTGAAATCGCGTTTCCGGTGATGGGTTTTTATTCGCCATCAGAACGGCGGCTCCATATCGCCCTTAGTGGGCATCCATGGTGTAGGATAGGTGATTGCGGGCGGTTTGGCAACGCGCTCGCAGTGCCTCTTGCGTCTCAGCGTCCAAAAGCCCGAAGGGCGTCGTGATCTTGGTCAGATCTATCATTTGTCCGTCTCTCCCGTGATTTCGTCGATTGCGCGGCGTTGGGCGTCTGCCGCTTTGCTTGCGCTGTCCATAATCCTACGCATGGTTTCATCGCTGATGTTGATGGGCGTGGTGATTTTGTCGATTGCGTCCAGAATGTCTTGCAGCTTGTCGGCTGGCACCCACTTGTCGAGGTGGACTAGGCCAGCCTTGCGCTTGCGGTCGCGCCAGTTACGGACGCGGGTTGCTGGGGAAAGGGTCATGCACCCCACCATGATGCGTCGAGGATTTGCTGTAGGACTTCCTGAAATGCCATTGCACCGGACAGCGTGTTATAGCTGTATTTCATGCGGGTTTCGCCCATGATTTCTGCTGCGGCGGCGTCGATGGTGACAAGCCACCGCTCACCTGCAAATGGGCTATGGGTTTTGGTGACGATGGCGGCTTGAATTGGTGCGGTCATTCCAGTCTCTCCCTTGTTCATAACCCCTTTTAGCACGCCGTTTCCGTAACAACAAGGGGAAAATGCACGGCAGGAACGCTTTTTGCCATGTCTATCAGAATTTGCCGAAACTCGGTCGGGGTTCCGATCCTATGCGTGTTGTCCTTCCCGCCCCCCTTGAACGCCAGTTCGCCCATGCGCTTGCATTTCTCCAGACCATACTTGGCGACTGCCTCGGGCGGAAACTGCGCCTGGCTGACGCCCCACCGCAACTCTGGCAGATCAACCCCTACCGCGTAAAGCAGGGTCGGCTTTCGGGCATAGTGACCATATCGACCCTGTTCAACGCAACAGGTCCAACCCCATTCGTCGGCCTTTATCCATCCACCATGGCGGGGCGGCGTGTTGATGTTGAAGTGCGGCCAAGCATGGCTTCCCCATGGATGCTCCAGAACACCGCCCCATTTGCGGACAGACGCAAGCGCCGCTTCAAAGCATCCATCATCATCGCCCTTTACCTTGCGCTCACCTGTCCGCTTGATCCATAGCGGCTGGCCTGCCCATAGCTTTCCCCACCTTTGGCACGGCGGGTGAGCGACCACAGGCCACGGCCCGTCATACTTACGCGCGTCCCGTTCCTGATCCCATGGCTCAACCCCATCCAGGTTGAAGTAACTGCCGTTGGTTTCGACATACAGCGCGGCAATCATAGCTCGATTTCCTCTGTCAGTTCTTTCAGCAAGTGCAGCGCCTCTTGCATGGATAGCTTAACCTGCACGATTAGCTTGCCGTTGTCATAGGCGCTTAGAACGGGGCCGGGGGTGATGGTGACGAGGATCATAGGTCGTCACCGTGTAGCATTCTGCGGCCTTTGTCGGTAACGACAAGCCCGACAAAGGGGACCAGTTGCAGTTGACCATCACCCGTCATTCGCTGGATCATCCTTTGAGACGGGGCATCATCGGCATACCACAGCTCGTAGTCGCTTACCTCTCCCCGATCATGGAACCACTGTAAGGCCTCGCGGCGGGCGGGGGTCATATCGCCACCCCGACCCGCAAGCACTGTTCCCGCGTCACCATGCCACGATCAACCAACTCGCGCGCTGCCGTCGATGGTATTCGGCGGCAAAGGTAATCCCGACCCGATAGGATCGCCTCAGCCCAAAGCCCCAGCTTATCACCGATAGGGGTTTGCGCTTTCATCGGGGCTTCCGCCTTCACGGCTTTGAAATACCACTCTGGCGTGATGCTGGCCCATCCGCGCTCTTCTGCCATGCCCAGCGCGTCGGATGGATCGCCCCCTGCCGCCTTTATAGCGGCAAGGGTCTTGCAAATACGAAGGGCTGCGGTTTCCGTTAGCGGGGCCTTCTTCTTCTTGCGCCATGCACAGAAGCTTTCTGCGGCTTCCTTTGTGGTGAAGTGGGCAAGGATTTCGGCGGGGGTCTCGATCATGCTGTCATCTGCGAAAGAAGATCCCCCGCCCCATCCTTGATAAAGTCATCTTTCGCGCAAGCGATATTCTTAACCGCCTGCCGAAAGTATGACCCCTTCAATTCAACCCCAATACCGCGACGGCCAAGATACACCGGGCTGTAAACCTCAGACCCGACCCCCATGAACGGCGTCAAGACTGTTTCGCCGGGGTTCGTGTAAAGTTCCACGCACCGATGAATGATATCCAGCATCAGCGGGTGAACGTGCTTCACGTCATCAGGCTCCCTCGCCTCCCCATCATCAACAACCGCCCGCGCTTTCAGACCATCGCCGCAAAGTTGCGCGTTGCTTGCCCGAATATCCATCCAAGCCGATGAGGCATACCGTCGCCAGACATAGTGCGAAAACTTGTTAAGCTTCTGGTCGCCATCGAAGCCCCGGAATTGCCGAACCTCGGGCGGCATAACTTCCTCACCAAAATATCGCAGAAACCCTCGTTCGTGACTAACCGGAACCTTGTTTTCCCCGGCCTTGCGGAAAAACAGGATATAGTCCGCATGGGCGATGCTGGACTTGGTGCTATCGTCGCAGATTGTCATGTGAGCCAGCCCCTTGACCATTGTCCGAAGCCGAACCGCAAGAGGCTCATTCCATTTCAGGCGACGGCCAAGGTATTCAAACCCCGCCTCTTGATGCACCCGGATGATGTTTCCGGGAAGGTCATGCGACCCGCCCGCACTTGTCTCGTTAATGTCCATGCAGTGAACCGCGCTGATCCGCCCCGGCTTGGTCAGGCGATGGATATGTCCGATCAGAAACTTGTATTGTTCGTAAAACTGCCCGTAGCTTGTGCAGTTCGACATATCCCGTTCATCCCCGGAATACTGAAACAGCCCGGCAAACGGGGGTGAATACACCGTCATATCGACAGAGTTTGCCGGAAGGTCCGCGACAACCTCGACGCAATCCCCGTTGTAGATTGCATAGTCGGACGTGATGACTTGATCAGATACAGGCATTAGTTTTCCCTCAGAGCCACGCTGGCAAGTTGACTTGTTCGGTTTCGGTGAAAATGGCGCGATGCTTTTGAGCCGCGACCATGTGTTCCATCATTTCTGCAAACATGGTGTCTGCCGCTTCCGCCTTTCTCTTGCGCGACTTGGCCACGTTGGAAAGCGACGTCGTTCCGATCTGGTGAACCGTCACGGGCCGCTTTTGTCCAAACCGCCAGAACCTGCGAACCGCTTGGTAGTATTGTTCGTAGCTGTAGTCGTCAAAGTAAGTGCAAGCTGCGGAATGCTGCCAGTTAACTCCAAGAGCGGCAATCTTCGGTTTCGTCACCAGATATTTGATCTGCCCCGATTTGAACGCGGCAAACTTTTCCTCTTTCACCTCATCTTTGTCAGCCCCGGAAAGGTTAACCGCACCCGGAAGTATTTCGGCCATGTAGTCGGCTTCTGCATTCAAGTGGCACCATGCTACCCCGCTATCGTGACCAGCCAATAGTTCCGACGCCAGGTTGCACCGATCTTGGACCGTGGCCTTGCGCTCTTCCCGTTCCATAGGAAGACCGCGCACCGGCATTGCGAAAAGTTGGCCATCAAGAGGCTTGCTTTCGATTTCGTGGTGAAGTTCGATCAGTTCCGGAAGTATCCATCCGTCATCTTTGAAACCCATGTCAGACGGCTTGCGAATGGCCCGCGCCCAAGACGCCACCCACCGCCAGAAATGCGGCTCAGCATGGCCCTTAAATCGCCATTGCTGGCCAATATGGGCCGGGTGCAATGTGTCGTCATTAGATTTGAAAAAGGTCTCCAGCATCGTCATATAGGCCATGTCTCCAAGGGCCTCAGACGTGTTCCCAAGTTCGGTATAATCGTTCGGGCTTGGCGTTGCGGTATACATTGCGCGATACTTGACCTTGCGCATCAGGTCGATGATGCTGGCCTTGATCGCCCCATCAAAGTTCTTGAGGATGCTGCTTTCGTCGCAGACAATCCCTGAAAACTGATCAGCGTCAAAATTGTGCATCCGCTCGTAGTTTGTGCAGACAATCCCCTTGCCTGCCGGGATTTTCCCATCCTGCGACCGCACCGCCTCGATGCCAAACTTTTCCGCTTCCTCGACAGTCTGCGCCGATACGGAAAGAGGGGCCAAGATCAGGACAGGCTTGTTCGTTTTCCGATAGACGTTTTCCGCCCATACAAGCTGCATCAAGGTCTTTCCAAGCCCGCAGTCCGCGAACGTCGCAGCCCTGCCCTGTTGGCAAGCCCATTCGTTCAAATGGTGCTGGAAATCATGGCAATGCGGGTTTTCGTAAACCGGCTTAAAACCAAACTCTCCAGCCAAGTGCGTCTTGGCCTCAACAAAGTTCCGGTATTCCGAAAGATCATTCATCCCGCCCTCCTTGGCGTTTCTCCCTGTTGCGCGCGGCCAAGCCAGGGGAGAGCTGGCGTTCGGTTGCAAGCCTAGGCCGCGCTGTTACATCATGCCGTGAATGCTAGTGAAATCAAGTGAATAGCTGCAAAGTCCTGTTTGCAAAGTCTCACGCTTCGCCCCCCATCTTTCCAGTCGGCACCTTAACCCGCGCCATTGCCAAATCCATCGCAGCTTGCTTTTCCTCTGCCGATCCGCGCGGAAACATCTGGTCGATCAGGCTTTGAATGCGTTCCCGTTCTTCCGGCGAAGGTGGCCGATATTCCGGTTCAGGCGGTTGCGGCCCGCACTCCAGCGCGGAAATCATCACGCGGCGGGGGCTTGTCATTGCTTCGCAACGCTTTTCCATTTCTTCCCATGTCGGCCAGAATTTATAGCTGGCCCCGATAGTGACAGCCCGTGCCACGTCTGCCGGATACCGAGAAAGTCGCGAAGCGTAAGCGGTGAGGCGCAGGCCCTCTTCCATTTCATCGCCATGCCTCTTGGCCACCAGCACCGACAATTCCGCCAGCCATGCCTCGATCTGCCGAATAGGCGCAGGGGTCAGGAAGTTGCGAAGATCAGTCAGCGCCGCGCTATGGTCCCCATCCGGCGAAACTTCGCAGGCAGTCGCTACCATGTAGGACGGCCCGCTTTCAGGATAGCGGCTTTCAAGCTTCACCCGCAGCCCAACGCCGTGCTGCGATGCTCGCGATACTGCTGCCTTGTCCATGTCTGCCGGGGTTTGTCTGGCCAGCCATGCCGCGACCCGCGAATTTTCTGGCGTTGCCAAGCCACGTCCGCCAAGCGGCGTCCCAGTCCCTGAACCGGCTTCCCTTTGCGGCGTGATGATTGCGGAACCTATCGGCTTCATCTTCGATTTCCTTGGCTGAGAAGTCGCGGTCTTGTGCGTCTTGCATGTTTCGATCACTTGGCACCCATCCGTCAGGAAGCTCCGTTTCCGGCCTTCGCTTTTTAGCCGCCGCGCGCCCTATATCTTTCTCTGACGGTTCTATGACGGTTAATAACGGTTCGGGTGCATCTGGTGCGGGGTTTAGCGCACGATATGCGGGGTTTATGTCGCCAGAAACGGGGTTTCTAATGCGGGGTTTCTTATACGGGGTTTCTAATGCGGGGTTTAGATGCAGCGTGTAAAGGGTGGAATTCCCCCTTCCGCCGCCGATCTTTGCCGACAAATGCCCGTCCGATTTCAACCGTCCGATAGCCCCCTGCACGGCCCTTTCGCCTAACCCTGTCCGCTGGCAAAGGTGCGCAATGGATGGGTAGCAGGTGCAATCTTCCCCAGCGTGATCTGCTAGGGAAAGCATGACGAGGCGGTCTGTTGGCCTGAGTGACAAGCTTTCAAACACAGCGTTGATTAGTTGGATGCTCAATCTTAGCCCCTGCCTCATTTTGCAAGGGCTTGTCATCCGGCACCACCCGTGATAACTTCGCCTTGCACCCTCCCGTGTACCATGCCGCTCACCACGGCCAAAGTCAAGCCCCGGCCCGTCAAACGGTCGGGGTTTCGCTTTCCAAGGCCCGCCTTGCTTTCTCACGTTTCACAGCATCCATGACGGTCGTATGATCCCGACCTATGGCCCTGCCGATTATCGGATAGGACAAGCCTTCCATGTGGGCGAGATACATGACAAGATGTCGAGCCGCGACGGTCTGCCTTTGAACGTCTGGACCGTAAATGGCCGAAACGGGAATGCCGCTTGATCGGGCTACGGCGCTGGCAATTGACCGAACCCTGTCACGGGCCTCAGTGGCAATGGCGCGGCAACGCTTCACGTCTTCCGGGGATAGGGTGTAGGTCATCACACTTCCACAATCTTGAGGCCCATGGCCTGCGCCACGGCCTTTCTGACAACGTAATCGCGGGTTGGCATTCCTTTGGCGTCTTCATAGACAAACGCCCAGCCTAGACGCTTGTCTTCATAGCCAAAGTCCACAGTCAGGCGCATTTGCCTGCCCGTATCCGTGCGCACTGGACCATCTCGGCCCTCAAGCATAATCGGAACCTGGAGTTCAAGGTTGCGGATTTCCCCAGCGCGCTGCAACACGATCAGTTGCTGGTATCTCGCGGCCTCCTTCATGCTGGGGAAGCGGTGGCCGTCGATGACAACGGCCTTTGATTTGTATTTCGTCGGCTTCTTGGCATCGACGGCAGAGGCCCAGCGGGTCATAGCGCAACATCCTTAACTGACTTCACCCCGTCCCTGTATGCGGCTTTTGTTATCTTGCGTCTTGCTCTCTCAATTCTTTGCCGCGCTCGTTCTCTTGTTACGCCAAGGCTTTTCCCCATGTCGTCGAATGTCGCCCCGCTAGAGTGCATGACAAGCGCCCGCATGTCTTTAGGATCAACCTTGTGCGCCCATCTGGAAAGCGCCTTCATTGCTGGCCCATATTTATCCGGCGCAAGCATGTCCTGAAGATCATCCATAGACATATCAAGTTCGGCCTCGTTCCGGTTAATCTTGATCCGGGCAATGTGGGCGGGCCAAATGGCCTCTGGTTCCATGTGTAGTGCGCTGCTGATGTCATAGGCAGCTTGCGACCATTCGCCAGATTTAAGAACCGGAGATTGCTTAAGCGTAAGAAGCGCAGCAACAGCCGACTGGCTTACTCCGGTCATCCTTGCCATGTTTGCCGTGGTGCCATACGTGGCCCGGATAGCCGAAAGCAATCGCCCGTTTCGAACCGTTATCCTGACAGAGAAATCAGCGGTCATTTCGC